CTGCCCTACCAGATGGGGACGGGCAGCTACAGCGCCAGCCTGCTGCGGGGACTGCAGCAGCCCTACGCCTGGCCGGCCAACAGCTGGCGCTGCGCGATGGGAGTGGACGTTGGGAGCGTGCTGCACGTGGTGGTGCGGCGCTTCCGCCAGGACGGCAACGGGCGGCTCACCCGGCGGGCGGTGTACGTGGGGACGGTGGACCGCTTCGAGGACCTCGACCCGTTGATGCAGCGGTACGACGTACGGCAGTGCGTGGTGGACGCCCTGCCCGAGACTCGGGAGGCGCTCCGGTTCGCCCAGCGATTCGACGGCAAGGTGATGCTGGCCTGGTATTCGGGTAGCGCCGGCGCCAAGCGGGACGAGGCAGCCGTGGAGAAGCCCAACCAGGCGTACATGCTAGATCTGGACCGGACCCGCACGCTGGATGCCTTGTGGTCGTTCTACCGCAGCGGCGACATTGAGAATAGCCAGATGCTGGGCCCGGAGAACCAGCTGCACGACCATCTGCAGGCGATGAACCGGGTGGTGGAGACCGACCGGCAGGGCAACCCGGTGGCACACTGGGTGAGCGCCCGGGCGAACCATTTCGCGCACTCAGACAATTATTGCAACGTAGCGCTGGATCGGCTGGGGCCGCCGGCCGAGGGCGACACGGCGGTGCTGATCGCCGGCGACGGGAAGGGCAACGGACGGGATCGGGAGGAGAGCGCATGGCGCTGAGCATACGACGGCCGCCCATGCCGCCGCTGCCCCGAGCGCGGTTCAGCCTCACGCCCAGGCAGGAGCAGATCATGGACTTGGTGGTCGATGAGGGTCTGAGCTACAAGCAGATCGTCGCCAGGTTGGGCATCGCCATGCAGACGGTCAAGAATCACTTCTCCGCCGTTGACAGGACGATGAGGGGCCAGGGGATCTACCGACGCATGGGTTGCGGGAAGCTGACCGAGGCGGCGATCGCCTATCTGGGCTACCGATCGCTGAAAGCCCGCGGGATGCTGAACGGGCGAACACGGGAGAGGAGCACGGGATGATGAATCAAGACATGACAGCGATGCCGATGGGGCCGATCTGCCCTGGCTGCGGACACCCGGCCACGACGACTTGGGTGGATGACCAGGGCGACCGGCATTACCGGCACGAGCAGACGACGACTGCCCCAGGATCGGATGAATGCGTGATGGACACCGATCTGGCCGTGGCGGTCTTCGCCGTGAACCTGACTTCGACAGACCTGCGTCCGGCGAAAGCCTGCAATATCTGCGGCCAACCGCTGCCATTGGCGGTGCTGGACTTTCACCCGGCCAAGCAGGATTGCATCCGGGCGCTGCGGGCCCGGGTGGAGAAGCTGGAGAAGGCCGTGAAGTTCTACGCCGACCCGGTGACCTGGATGATCTGGACCAATCACCCGGAACACCCGGCAAAGGTGGAGGCAGACCGGGGGAAGATCGCCAGGGAGGCGCTGGCATGAACGAGCCGATCCTACTGAACGCCTTCCCGAAGAGCGGGACACACTACCTGGCGCAGCTGATCCAGCCCCTGGCCAGCTCGAATCGGGAGACCCTGAGCGGGATCGCCGGCCACACGCATAACGGCTGGGGACGGGAACGCCGGCCGGCCGAGAGCGTGCTGGCGGAGCTCGCCCAGCTGCGGCCGGGGGAGCGGACCATCGCCCACCTGCCGGCGGATCCGCGGATCGTGCGCTGGATCTACGAACAAGGGTGGGCTGTCATCTTCCTGTACCGGGACCTGCGGGACGTGGCGGTGAGCCAGGCGATGCGGATGGATGGGCACCCATTCGCCGGGCGCCTGATGGCGCTGCCGCTCGAGGAGCGCCTGGCGGAGATCGTTGTCGGTAGCCGGGAGTACGTGGGTGGAGCCGGCCACCATCCCGGCCTGGCGCAGCGCTGGGCGGAGTACGAGCCTTGGATCCACGAGGGTTGGGTGCTGCCGATCCGCTTCGAGCAGGCCATCGCCGACCGCCGGGGGACCTGCGAGGCGATCTGCGACTACCTGCGCCGGCGGACGGGCCGGCACTGGGACGACCGCATTATCCGGATCATGGAGAATGCCCACCATCCGGAGCGCAGTCCGACCTTCCGCAATGGAAAGGCGGGCGCTTGGCGGGAGCAACTGATCGGCGAGGCACTGGCGGCGGCCAAGGACGAGCTGAGCTCGGCGCTGATTGATCTGGGCTACGAGGAATCGTTGGACTGGTGAGGAGGGCAACATGGCAGAGCGACGATCTGGGCGAGTGCGAGAGCTGATGATCCGGGCGGCCGGGGGGCTGACGGACGCCGAACTGCAGGCACGGATCAGCGAAGCGGAGGCGAGGTTCGAGGCACGGCTGGGCGAGGCCGTGAAACAGGCCGCGGCGGGCGCCTGGCGCCGGGGCCTGCAGGAGGGGCTGGACTTCGTCGACCACGGCGATGATGAGACGGGCATCGCCGCGGCGGACGGGGGGCTGATCAGCCTGGGCTACAAGAGCCGGGAATCGACGCCTCGGGACCTGAGTGCCATCAGCCAGGAGCGGGCCATTGCCGCGGCCTACCGGCTGTGGAACACGAATCCACTGGGCAAGGCCATCACGGAGATCCTGGTGGACTACGTGATCGGGGACGGCATCACGCTCAGCTATGAGAGTGACGAAGTCCGGGAAGCGCTCGAGCCGTTCTGGAAGGACCCGGTCAACGACCTACAGGGTGCTGGCACGGAGAGCATGGTGCGGGAGCTGGGGCTGTTCGGGGAGCAGCTGATCCTGGCCTTCGTGCGGACCGGCGAGGACTCGGGGGGCGTGGCGGACGGTCTGCTGCGGCTGGGCGCGGTGGACCCGGCGCAGATCGGCAGCATCGTCACCCACAAGCAGAACAAGCGGGACATCCTGGCCGTGCGCATCAAGAGCGAAAGTGGCGACGCCCTGTCCGGCCCGCTCTACAAGCTGATCAAGGCGGAGACGGCCGGCCAGGCGATGCAGGGACTACGGGACCTAGAGGCCTATGCCCAGACAGTGAAGGACCGGGCGGAGACCGAGGATGGCGGCCACGCGGCGCGCCTGGTGGAGGCGCAGCCCGGACCGGATGGGAAGGCGCCCTACCCCGCGCATTGGCGGCGCCTGAAGGAAGGGGCCGAGTGGAACTTGGTCGAGCAGCCGGCACCGACCGACGAGAAGCCCAGGCGCAAGGGGAACCGGGCCCGGCCGGCGGAGCTCAAGAAGCTGGCGGACGCAGAGAAGTTGACCTTCGACGGAGAATGCTTCCTGTTCCAGATCAACAAGATGTCGACGGGCGTGCGGGGACGGCCGGACATGCTGCCGCTGATCGATTGGCTGGACCGCTTCGACCAGCTCTTCTTCGACGGGGCCGAGCACGTGGGCCTGCTGAACAGCGTGGTGTGGGATCTGGAGGTGCAGGGGGGCCGCGCCCTCTCGGACGATCTGGAGACGAACCTGCGCTACCAGGCGAATATCGTGCGGGGCATGCCGCCTGGCAGCGTGTATGCCCACAACGAGAAGACGGCCCTGGAGGCGAAGGTGCCGGACTTGAAGACCCCGCAGCTCGAGACCCTGCTGCGGCAACTGCGCGTCTTCATCGCGGGCGGGGCCCGGATCCCGGAGCACTGGCTGGCTGAGGGCGGTTACACCAACCGGGCAACAGCGGCCGAAATGGGCGAGCCCACCTTCCGCATGCTGATACGGCGCCAGGAGTTCGTCCGGCAGATGCTGCTGACGATCTGCCAATACCAGGTGGACGTCATGGTGGCGCTGGGGCTGCTCACCGAGGAGGTGCAGACCACGGCGGAAACCGGGGAGGAGAACCAGACGATCCCGGCCCGGGATGCCTTCGACGTCGTGATGAGCGAGATCGATGTGGCCGACACGACCGCATTGGCCGGCGCGCTGATGCAGACAGCGACCGCGGTGTTCCGGCTGTACGCCAGCAAAATGCTGCCGCTCAAGCCAGCGATCGAGCTGGTCGCGGCGATCGCCGGGGCGATGGGTGTCGAGATCGACGTAGACGCGGTGCTCAAGGCGATGGAGCTGGAGGACCAGGGGACGAGCGCCCTGGCGGATTTGCTGAAGCAGGCTCAGGACGAGGATGAGCGGGCCGCGGCGGAGAAGGCGGCCGCCGGAACTGGACAAGACCAGCCGGCCGAGGAGCCGATGGACATCATGGCGGAGCCTGCCTGAGATGCTGGCCACCCGCTTCACCGAGCAGCGCAGCGGCGCGCCCTTCAGTAAGAGCGACCTGGCCAGGTTGTTGCGCCAGGCCGACCAACTGAGCGAGAGCGCCGTCAAGGCGCTGCTCGAGGAGTTCGACCGGCTGCACCGGGATCTGGCCAGGCAGCTGGAGCGGGGCACCCTGAGCCCGGAGCAGATGGACAAGGTGCTTGAGGAGCTCGATCCGCTGCTGCAGGCGACCGCCAACCGGATGGGCGCGCTGGGGCTGAACGCCCACGAGCGGGCCTGGGTGGCCGGCGCCGAACGGACGGCCCGCCTGCTGATCGGCACTCGGTACTACCCGGGCGGACCGGGCGGCGCCTTCCTGATCGGGCCGAGCGGATTTGAACGACAGGCGCTGCGGGCCTTCACCTTCGACCGCATCGTGCAGATCACGGGGGAGATGCGAACAGGGGTGCGGAGCACGGTGATCAATGCCTTCCTGAGCGGCCGCAGCCCATTCGACGTGATCACCGACATCACGCACATTGTGGGGATCCGGGATCTGCCGACCTTCCGGGAGCTCGGCTCGACCGGGGTGAGCTACAAGGCGGAGCGCATCTGGCGGACGGAGATCAACACGGCGCAGAACGCCGCCGGCCACCTGGCGCTGGAGGACTTGAACGAGCGGCGGCCGGACGGTCTGGCCTTGCTGCAGCGCATGTGGTTGGCGACCGGAGACGACCGGACGCGGGACAGCCACCTGGCGGCCCACGGCCAGATCCGATCGGAGGGCGAGCCATTCGACATCGAAGGTGAAGAGGCTATGTATCCTGGCGATCCGAATTTGTCGCCGGAGCTCAGAATAAATTGCCGATGCAGAGAAGTGCCCTGGAGCGACGAGTGGGGCGAACGGGGCGAGGTGCTGGGGGCGGTGGACGACCAGGTGGGGGAGCAGATCGAGAGCCGGGCGGAGGAAGGCTGGGGCGTGCGATGGGCGCCGGGCCGGGGCCTGGTGCGGATCCGCTCGAGCGCCCGGACGATGCGGCGGCGGAGGATGCGAGTATGACGAGCCACGCGACGCGGGTCGTGATCCATGAGCATAATCGGATGGCGGTGCTGCGGGAGCACGGGCGGCGCAGCTACTTTCCGCTGGTCGACCGGCCGGTGGTGGAGAAGACCAGGAACCTGAAACGGCCACAGCGCAGCCTCGCCCAGGCGAAGCTGTACCGGGCCCGGGTGCTGGTCAGGCTGGCCCGGGGCCGGCAATACGAGCGCAGCCTGGGGGGCCGCCTTCATCGGCTGGGCAAGGCGATCCGAGAGCTCAATGCAACGATCTGGGGGATGTTCCTGCGATGAGCGACGCACCGAGCAGCCGCGGGCTGCCCCTCTCGCCGATGGCCGACGTGCCCAGCAGCCGGGGCCGGGCGCTTCCGCGGAAGGGCGTGGACGAGGAGACGGTGCGGG